CTTGTTCAGGATTTAAAGGTGGAGAACCTAATGTAACCACCACTGACAATGCCGAAGACGAAGAAGACTTCTAAGGAAGCATCACTTGAATGGGCACAGAAAGCCTATGATAAGTTAAAGGAAAAACATGAGCCTAAATTCAGATCGAAACTGGAGAAAAGTATTGCCGATCTACTTGAACAGTTGGGGGTTTCTTACTTGTATGAGTCGGAGAAACTTAGCTATACAATTAGTCACAATTATACTCCTGATTTCGTCCTTCCAAATTATACATACCTTGAAGCAAAAGGATACTGGGATCCCGCTGACCGCAGAAAGATACTTGCGGTTAAAAGGGACAATCCTGGAATAGATATAAGGATGGTATTTCAAGCTCCTTATAATACTATCAGCAAGAAAAGTAAAACAACGTATGCAAAATGGTGCGAGAAACATGAAATTCCTTGGACCTCATACAAAGATATACCTATTGAATGGTTGGTCTAATGACCGAATCAGAATTCGTTAGGCATATGCCTTGCAGTAATTGCGGGTCATCAGATGGAAATTCTCTCTATTCTGATGGCCACACCTACTGCTTCGTCTGTCACGATAGAACAGGCGGCAATGATGTTATTCACAGTCAACAAGTGACAAACAATGTCCAACTCAAAGGATCAGCCGAACGGCTGCATAAAAGAAGACTATCTGAAAAAACTTGCCAATTCTTCAGGATTTACAGAGACGGATCTACTCTACGCTTTCCATATTACACAAGCGATGGAGTACTTAGTGGAGTCAAAATAAAAACCAAGAAAAAAGATTTTAGTTATGAAGGAATTTCCACTGATACCTTATTCGGCCAGCATCTTTTTCCTAGTACTGGTAAACGTATTGTTGTTACTGAAGGTGAATTAGATGCTGCATCGTGTTATGAAGCTATGGGAGGATGGCCAATGGTGTCTCTTCCGCACGGTGCTGCAAGTGCAAAGAAGGATATACAAAAGCAAATTCCACTATTCCAAGGTTATGAAGAGATTGTATTATTCTTCGATGGAGATGACGCAGGGCGTAATGCGACATCAGAAGCGGCGTCAGTACTACCAGCTGGCAAGGTATCCATCGCTCGCCTTGAAGGCTTTAAAGACCCCTCAGAGGCTTTACAAGCTGACAATGCTGAAGCGATTCGAAAGGCTATTTGGGACGCTAAACCCTTTAGACCTGATGGCATCGTCGATGGCAAATCGCTCCTCGCAACAGTTACGACACCACAAGCAACATGCGACCATGAATACCCCTTCCAAGGACTTAACAAGAAATTACACGGGATCAGGTATGGCGAACTTACTACATTTACTGCAGGCACTGGAGCCGGAAAAACCAGCATCATGCGTCACATCGCAACTGACCTATTACAAAAGGGGGAATCAGTTGGCATCTTGGAGCTTGAAGCAAGTAATAGAAGAACAGCTCTTGGATTGATGTCCACAGCAGTTGGAAAGAACTATTCTATTGGAGAACATGATGAACGAGAACTCAAATCCGCTTTTGAACGTAGTATTTCTAATTGGAATCTCTATTTGT